CCAATGCGGAGCTTGCCTTTAGTGAGGGCAACGCTGTTCTGCACTACGGCACCGGCACTGGCGGTGCAGGTGGCAGCGCCACGAGCATCATCAAGATCGGTGGCGCCGGTGCGTTCGCCACACTGGACACCGCTCAGACGATCAGCGGCAACAAGACCTTCACCGGCACTGTTGATCTCAGTGGTGCCACCATCGGTGCCTTCACCACGACCGGCAACGTGATCGTCGGTGGTGATCTGACCGTCAACGGCACCACCACCACGATCAACAGCACCACGCTCGCTGTTGATGACAAGAACATCATTCTGGGCGACGTGGCCTCGCCCACGGACTCCACAGCTGATGGTGGTGGCATCACCCTCAAGGGTGCAACCGACAAGACCTTCAACTGGATCAATGCCACCGACAGCTGGACTTCCAGCGAAGACATTGACCTAGCCAGCGGCAAGGTCTACCGCGTCAATGGCACCACGGTGCTCACGGGCAGTGCGCTGGGCAGTGGCGTTACCGGTTCCAGCCTGACTTCCGTTGGCACGCTGACCAGCGGCACTTGGAACGCCAGCACCATCGGCGTGCAGTATGGCGGCACTGGCGCTGCGACACTCACCGGCTACGTCAAAGGCTCTGGCACCAGCGCCCTCACCGCTTCGGCCACGATCCCCAACTCTGACATCACAGGTCTGGGCACGATGAGCACCCAGAACGCCAACAACGTGGCCATCACCGGCGGCACGATTGATGGCATCACCTTGGATGGCGGCAGCTATTGAGCTGGCCGGCAACTTAGTGCGTCCGGCTAAATAGCCACCCACGGACGCCACATGGCGAACACGATCAAGCTTCGGCGCTCTGCCGTTGCAGGGAAAACCCCTGCTGTAGGTGATTTGCAGCTCGGAGAGCTGGCGCTTAACACCTACGACGGCAAGCTCTACACCAAAAAGGACAACGGCACCGCGAGCATCGTGGAGTTGTCCGGCGGTGGTAGCGGAACCCTGAACGAACTCGACGGTGGCAGCGCAACAAGCGTTTTCACCGTTGGTGAACTTACTGCTCTTGATGGAGGTGCTGCGTAATGTCTGTCCGCATCCAACTGCGCCGTGACACGGCAGCCAACTGGGCTAGCGCCAACCCGATTCTCACGCAGGGTGAGCCGGGCTACGAAAGCGATACGGGCAAGATCAAATACGGCGACGGAAGTACGGCGTGGAACAGTCTTGGCTACGCACCTGCTGCTGCAATAGTTGACGGCACCATCGTTAATGGTGACATCAGCGCCACGGCAGAGATTGCAGTCAGTAAGTTAGCCGATGGTGCAGCGCGTCAATTACTGCAGACGGATGCTGCTGGCACTGGTGTTGAATGGGCTAGCAATATCGACATCCCCGGCACACTAGATGTTACGGGTGCTGCGACGTTTGATAGCACTGCAACTGTTACTGGTGTTATTAGCGCCAACGGCAAGATCAGCTTTCCTTTGGGTACGGCTGCCCTGCCATCGGTATATCCAGGATCTGACACCAACACCGGCATCTACTCCCCCGGCGCAGACCAAGTAGCCATCTCGACTAATGGTGCGGGGAGGTTGTTTGTTGATAGTAGTGGGAATGTTGGATTGGCAACAAGTTCGCCAATCAGTGTTGGTGTTGCAGGAATGCCCGCCGTAACACTTGCCTCTGCAACTTCAGGCAGATCTGGAGCTTTGTATTGGTCGGATACTGGGCTAACCAATAAAGCATCAAGTTATTGGTTTGGGTCAGTTTTTAACTTCGGAACTGAGACTAATCATCCCGTTGTTTTTACGCAGAACGCATCCGAGAAAATGCGTCTCACCGCAACTGGTCTAGGTCTGGGGACTAGTAGCCCTGGGGCTTTACTTCATGTTTCAGGTGGAAGAACCTACTTAGGCTCAAGTGATGGATACGAGCTTGCTTTTGCTAGAACTGGAAATTATTTCTACGTCTACAACGATGGTGGCAACCTGAGCGGCAAGCTGTCGCTCACAACTTCGGCTGGCGCTGGTGGCGGCGAAATTATCACCTTTACTCAAGACACAAAGCGAGTAGGGATTGGCACTACGACGCCTAGCGCAGCTTTAGAAGTTGCTCAAACAACCGACATGGCGGTTATTGCTGGCACGTCCGGCACTAGCAATGCAGCTCGACTTGAAGCACGTTCAGGCAATGGAACAACTTCAGGCAAATACGCATATATTCGCTTTAACAACAACGACACGAACAACCAGCGTTACGACGTAGGTACATACGGAACCGATGACCTGACATTCAGAGATGTGAAGGCCGGGTCTACTCGGTTGACGCTAGATACATCGGGACGCCTGTTAGTTGGCACGTCTACTGTTACTACCACAGCTAGCACTTCAACCAATAACTTGCTTGCAGTTGAAAGCGCCAACAATTATTTGGGCGTTTCGTTTACCGCAAACTGCAATGATTCAAACGGTTCTTATCTTGTACTGAAGAAATCAAGAGGAACGACTGCTGGATCAAATGCCGTCGTTCAAAGTGGCGATGAAATTGGAAACATCTTTTTTGAAGCCACGGACGGTTCCGCATCGCGTTCGGCTGCCGCTATTCGCGCTTTTGTAGATGCAACACCTGGCGCATCTGACATGCCGGGCAGGATCGTCCTGAGCACGACCGCCGACGGAGCGAGCAGCCCGACGGAGCGGATGAGGATTACGAGTGATGGATCAACAATACTTAATAAAACATCAAAGATCAGAAGCACGCTTGGTGGCTTTTTTGATAACGGTATTGCTTCTAACTACTTCTACTTAAGTCTTACATCTGGAGGCTCTAGAGTCCTGGATATTAACCGTCAATCAGACGATGGAAACCTGGTTGAGTTCTATCAGGCAGATATTTTAGAAGGCGCAATCTCTGTTTCTGGTTCTACCGTCACTTATGGCGGCGGTCACCTAGCCCGCTGGTCACAACTGCCAAATGACGAAGACCCCTCTGAAATCCTAAAGGGCACCGTCATGTCCAACTTGGACGAGATGTGTGAGTGGGGAGAAGAAGACAACGAGCAGCTCAACAAGATCAAGATTAGCGACGTCGAAGGTGATCCCAACGTGGCTGGTGTATTTGTCTCCACTTCATTCTCAGACGATGGTCCTCTGGACTTCTTCTGTGCCATGACTGGAGACATGATCATCCGCATTGCCAAAGGAGTTACTGTCCAACGTGGCGACCTGCTCATGTCCGCTGGTGATGGCACCGCCAAACCGCAAGACGACGACATCATCCGCAGCAAAACCATCGCCAAGGTGACTAGCACTCATGTCGCCTGCACCTACGACGATGGCAGCTACTGCGTGCCTTGCGTGCTGATGGCTTGCTGATTAGCCCTACTCACATCGAGGGCTAGCAAGCGTATAGTGGTGGGGCAGCGAGTTTGCACCTCCTGCCCCTGGCCACGATTCCCTAGAAACCATGACCCAACAAGATTACTTGGTCCCCGGCGATCCGGAGCCGACAAGCTCTATCACCTTTTACACGAAAGACGCAAGCGAGATCGCCAGGTTCACCGAAGACGGCTTCTACTACAAAGGTGAGTTCATTGATGATGCCGGCGAAGTGCATCGGCTGCTCAAAGAAGTGCTTGGCATGATGAAACAAAACCTCGCTCAGTAGCCATTACCACTTCTATGTCTAAACTTTCACCCGCCGCGCAGGCAGTGTTCGACGCCTTCTGCTGTGAGGCTCGTTCAGAGCCGCATCATCAACGTGAGGCCGTTGCCGCCGCTCTGCGAGCTGCTGTTGCCCACACCCAGCAACACCACAACCATGACGTGTGGAAGTGCGATGCCGATGAACTCCTCGCCATCGCTGAGGAGCTTGAAATCCAGTAGTCACCTTCACTAAGGCGGGCAACCGGCCTACTCAACAGGTTGCACCACTCTTAGCCTTAAGGCACTGCCACTACACCCATGGCTGACACCTACACCTGGACCATTAACCAGCTCGAACGACTGGCGCAGACTGGAGAGATTCAGACGGTTCACTATTCGGTGGCCGCTCGCAGTGAAGATCAGGTGTACGCCAGTTCGGCGTACGGCAGCCTGGGCCTCGATCCTGCTGACCCGGACAACATGATCCCGTTTGCCAGCGTCACTGAGGCGGAAGTGGTGA